TGAGCGAGTTTTTTGATTATGACCCTCTGACGGGTGTGAAGTCGTTCTTCGACTACGACGAGCTGTCGGGGGTGGCGACGATCCGCGAGGAGCAGAACATCCAGCCGTTCGTTGACTACGCGACGAAGGTCCGCAACTCCGGGCTGACCGACAAGGGCATCAAGGAGGACTGGTGGAAGTACTGCATCATCCCGACGGTTGTCCAGCTCGAGCTGTTGAATAAGGGTATTAACATCCTGGACCCAGACCCGGACGTTCTGAAGCGGGCGTTCAAGGAGATCAATGAGAACTACCCACACTTGAAATTGACGGAGAAGCATCACCAATGAGCAGAGCGGAAGAGCGAAAGAGGGACCTGGTGATAGCCAGGCACCTGGCCGACGCCGGCGAGCTGGACCAGGCTTACACGGTTGCGGACAAATGGCTAAACCTGGATCCGAACGATGGGCCGTTCCTGACGGTGCTTACGTCCATAATGATTCAGTCGGAAAAAAGACCGATCGCGTACGCACTATCCAAGAAGCTGACTCAGCTTATGCCGAACAATGCTGCGTCCTGGATCAACATGGGACAAGTCTCGGCTGACCTGTGGATGGTGACGGAGGCGAAGAGGTGCTACAGGAAGGCCGCGGAGCTCGCCGAGAGTCCCAGGCAGAAGTCGATGATCTTGATCAATATGGCGGCAATGCTGATCGATTTGGGCGAGTGGGCCGAGGCTGAAGAGTACGCGCTTAAGGCGCAGCAGCTCCGCGAGAATGAGCTGTTCGAGGAGGACCGGCACCGTGACGAGAATGACAACAAGGCGCTCGCTAATCTTTCGTTTTGCCAACTGGCTCGGCGACAGTGGAAGGAGGGATGGAAGAACTACCGGAAAACACTCGGACACGATCAGTGGCGACCCAGGAACCAGTACGCCGAGGAGCCGGAGTGGAACGGCGGCAAGACCAGGCAGCTCGTTCTGTACGGCGAACAGGGCCTGGGCGACCAGATCACGTTCGCGAGCATGCTTCCTGATTGCCAGGAGCTTGCGGATGAGGTCATCTTCCACTGTAACACCGAGCTCCAGCCGCTCATGGAAAGGTCATTCCCTGACGTCACCGTCTACGGCGCCCTCGGGTCCGACGAGCTGAACTGGGAGCCTGAGCACCAGGAGCCGACGGCGTCCCTGGCTGTCGGGCAGGCTGCTCAGTACGTTCGCCGGCATGATGTGGACTTTCCGGGTACGCCCTTCTTGACGCCCGACCCGGACAGGATGGCGATGTGGAAGGCGCTCTTCGAGACCAAGAAGAAGCCTGTCATCGGTATCACCTGGCAGGGGGGTATCCCCAGGACCGGGGCGAAGTTCCGACAGATGGCGCTGGAGGACCTTGAGCCGGTCTTCGACGCGGTCGACGCGCACTGGGTGATCTGTCACTACAAGGACACGAAACACGAGGTTCGGGCGTTCAAAGATAAGCGCCCGGACATTGATATTGGCGAGTACCCGTGGGCCACATTGTCTCGGGACCTCGACAACTCTGCTGCGCTGATCGCGTCATGCGACATGGTGCTGACAATGCAGCAAACAGCGGGCCACATTGCTGGTGCCGTTGGTGCCCCGGTGTGGGTATTTGTAACGAAGAACTCACAGTGGCGGTACGGCCTGGAAGAGTATGAGGACATGCCTTGGTACAACTGCATGCGCCTTATTCGACAGAGGGTACGCGGCTCCTGGAAGAGCGAGATAGAACAGGTATCAGGAGAGATAGGTGCTTATATCGAAGGAATACGCAGCGGAACAGCAGAAGCTGCATGAGGATCGACCGGATTACGGAGCGGCGAGCGTAAAGTATGCGCCAATTGTTTCGTCAATTATTGAAAAGCTCAAAGTGCAGCAGTTGCTGGACTATGGGTGCGGAAAGGGGAGGTTGTTCAAGAACCTCAACGTCGGGCACGAAATGCAACTGCAGGCGTACGACCCTGGGGTGCCGGCCTTTAGCGGCGAGCCTTCCCCGTCAGAGATGGTCGCGTGTATAGACGTCCTGGAACATATCGAGCCGGAATATCTCCAGGACGTAATCGACGACCTGGAGCGCGTGACGAAGGAGGTCTTGTTTGCAAGCGTCCATATGGGGCCCGCTGGCAAGACGCTATCCGACGGGCGCAACGCGCACTTAACGCAGGAGCCGGTGATCTGGTGGCTACCACAGCTCATGGACCGCTTCGACCTGCAGCAGTTCACCCTGGTGAGTCCGGTGGAGTTCTTCGTTGTGATGACCGCCAGGCCGGAGGTGGAGATATGATTCGCATCTTCGTTGGTTTTGACCAAAGAGAGGCGGCGGTCTACCACACTTTTTGCCAGTCGGTGATTGAGCATGCGTCGGTGCCGGTGTGTTTTATTCCTCTGGCTGAGTCGATCCTAAAGTTCGACGGTCAGCAAGACGGGACGAACCAGTTTATCTATTCCAGGTACCTGATACCGATGCTGTGCGGGTACGAGGATGTTGACGCGCTGTTCTTTGACGGTGACATGATCGTCAACCGGGACATCGCCGAGCTCCTGGCGGACGTCGACAGAAGCAAGGCGGTCTCAGTGGTAAAGCACCAGTATGAGACGCAACACCCAAGGAAGTACCTCGGGACGCCGATCGAGAACTTCAACACCGACTACCCGAGGAAGAATTGGAGCTCAGTCGTACATTGGAACTGTGGGCACCCGAAGAACCGCATCCTGACAAAGGGGTTCGTCGGGAGCGCCGGCGGCGAGTTTCTGCATCGATTCAAGTGGCTTGACGATGACGAGATAGGCGACCTGCACAATGACTGGAACTGGCTGGTCGGCGAGTATCCTGAGAACTCCGGGGCGGCCTGCCATCATTACACCCTTGGGGCGCCCGGTTTCGAGTATTATATGGACTGCGACCATGCAGATCGGTGGCAGTCCACCCTGGTAAGAGCGATCAACATGGCCGGCGAGAATCCGGTCGAGATGGTCAAACGCGCATGGCAATAATCACGGACTACGACAGCTTGGACGCAGCCGTCGACGGCTACCTGCACCGGACGGACCTGAGTTCCTGGGTGCCAAATTTTATCCAGAACTGCCAGTCGAAATTGTATAGGAAGTATATGATTCGCGACATGGAGAAGGCCCTGTCGGTCTCGGTCTCGGGCGGCACTGGCGCTGTCCCGTCGGACTACAGGGCGATGAAGTTCTGCTATGCCGACGGTAGCCCGACGACACCGTTGCGGTTTGTTAGCCTGGAGGAGCTCTTCGACGAGTACCCCCAGCGCGACGAGCAGGGCACCCCGAACCTAGTCTCCAGGGAGGTTGGCAATTTCGTCTTCGGTCCCGGCAACCCGGCGGACTTCAGTATGAAGGGCGTCTACTACTACACGTACACGCTCCTGAGCTCCGGTGGCAAGACGACCAACTGGTACACGGATGAGGCGCCCGAGGTTCTGCTCTACGGATCACTCCTGGAGGCTGCGCCCTTCATTGGCGATGACGAGCGGATGCCCTTGTGGCAGGGTCTGTACCTTGAGGCATGCCAACTGGCAGAGCTCGAGGTTAAGCGCGAATACCTGTCGGGAGGAACGAAGCGGGTCCGCACACAGGCAGCAGGGAGTCGTGCCTGATGCCGCGCACATCAATAGTGCAGCGGAAGCAGCGGGTCAGGATTGACTTTTTGGCCTGGAACCCCGACCAGGATGCGTTTAATAACCCAGGCCTGACGGTTGCCACAAACACCATCCACCAGCCTGGAGGGTATAAGCAACTTAAAAGCCAAGCGACGGTCGGCTCAAAACCTGTCGGCACGGCAACTATTCTCGCGCCCAGGTACATTCCGTTCCCCGGTAATGACGACGACCTGACGGAGTCAATCTACGTCGGGGTCAATGCCACCTCTGGAGGACACAGGATTTACGCCAGCGCCAACGGTGGAACGAGCTGGACCAAGAAGTACACCGGAAGTGGATCGGTCTCCTGGGTTGACTACGCGCAGTACGACGACCATGTGGTGGCGGCGTTCGGCGGTTCAAGCGCGAATAACGCCGTAAACACCGACAACGGAAGCCTGACGTCGATCGGGTTCTCGTCTGACCTCCTGGGGGTGATCGGTGACTTCGTTATAGCCGGCAGGCCGTCGGGCTATGGAGACGAGGGGGCGCATGCCGTCAGGTGGTGCAATATTGGCGACCCTACGACCTGGGCCACGCCGGGGACTGACGCGGCCAGGGCGGCCCAGGCTGGGATTGAGTTCCTCGACCCGGTGTACGGCACCGTAACGGGTATCGCTGGGGGCCAGTTCTTTGGTTACATCCTGCAGCAGCGCGGCATAGTCAGGGTGACATATGTAGGCGGTGACGGGGTATTTCGATTTCAATACGTGTCCCGAGGAATCGGCTGCTACTCGGTTAACAACTTCTGCCAGGTCGAGGACCTGGTGTTCTTTGAGTCAGCGAGCGGTTACTACATGCTCCAGGGTGGCGCGGTTGTCGATATCGGCAAGGGCGTTGTAGCGGAAAGCTACCCACCTGAGGATCACGAGGCGCCAAACAGCTACATCGGATCGGTCCACGCGAACCCGGCGATAAACTGTGTGTTTTGGACGGCGGGTCTAATCTACAACTACAAGTCCGGCTACTGGACGATCGGCGACGACATTAGTCCTCGGTACTCAATAAACAACGACGCGGGCGTTATCGGCGAGCTCACCTCTAACGGGAAGCTGTCGCTCCGCACGGGTTCGGCAAAGCAGGCCACGTTCACAACCCAGGAGACTGACCCAAACCCAGCGGGGCGGGCCTTGGTCACGGGCATACGGCCAATCATCAACAACCCGTCGACCTTGACGAACGTCGTCGTCAGGGTCGGCTCAAATGATCAGTACAACAACTCTCACACGTTTAGCCCTTCCTCGACGGTAAATAACACTACGTTCAAGGCGGACGTTCTGTGGGAGGGGCGAAACCTAAGGGCGGAGGTTAAGGTTAGTGGAGGATTCACAAGGGCACTCGGACTCGACGTCGAGTTCATCCCCCAGGGCATTAGGTAGCTCGAGGGGCTCCTGGCTGGTCACGTACCAGGCCGAGGAGATTCCGGGTGTATGGGGCGAGGTAATTGAACTGCTCGAACCTGTGATCGAGCGTTACGAAGAGGTTATGGATCAGCAGGGCGTGTTCAATGCGCTCATGGACGGCGAGTTTCAGTTATGGACTTCCGTTGACGGCACGGGCGAGATGGAGGCGGCGCTGCTGACGCAGATAGCGCAGACCAGGACGGGCAAGCAGTTCTGCCTGATTTACGCGGTCGCCGGGACGAACCTGGAGTCATGGTTGGAGTTCCTGCCGGTCCTCGAGGAATGGGCGCGGCAATCTGCCTGCGATGAGTTACGGATACATGGGCGCCGAGGGTGGGCCCGCGTTTTAGGAATGAATGTGCATAGCACCGAGATGAGAAAGGAATTGTAATGGGGCCTGTAGCAACAGCAATACCTCACTTAGTGACGGCGGTGAAGGCCGCCGCGCCAGTCATTAAGGGGGTCAGTACCGCGGCAACGGCGGCGAAGGCCGTCCACTCACTGGCAGGGGGGAACAACCCGACGGCGCCCTCCGTGCCTGTCGGTCAGCCGCCTCCCCCTAATGTTCCGATCAGGCTGCCCGTAGAAACCTCAGAGCAGGACGAGACGGAACTCGATCGGGAGCTCGACGATATGACAGGTGGAGAGCAATTCGTGGCTAACCAGACTCTTTTGTCTGGGCCAAGGGAATTTAACGGGCTGGACGATGAAGACAAGTTCCGTCTTCGCGGCCTTCTAGGATAGGGGTAAGAAAATGGCTGGAACAGGACTCAACGTACCACAAGTAGGGATGTCGGCGCCTCCCGGAGTGGGAGCTAACGCACTGCAGGTAGGAATGTCGGCGCCTCCCGGAGTGGGCAAGCCGTCAATGCCGGGGTTTCCTGGCGGAAGCAGCCCGCCAATCGGGGGCAAAAGACCACCGCTGTCGTCGTCCACAAGTTACGGCGCGGCACGGTTCTTGCCGACAGGGATTGAGGGGGCGCAGAACTTTAACCAGCAGGCCCTAAATTTGGCCGGGCCGGCAATCAGCGCCAGCGGGCAGGCGGGTTTTCAGCCGAACATTCCTGGCACACAGATGCCAGCGGTTGACCAGTCACTCGCCACCTCAGGGATTGCCCCGCACATAGTGGGTGACCCAACGAATGCTCAATTGCCCCCAGGCTACACGCCGATAGTGCCGGGTTCCCCGTGGACGCCACCCGCCTTTAGGGTGCCGACAATCCCAGGCGGGACGACGGGCGGTTACGCCACGGACGCGATGAGGGACGAGTACGGATACGGCGACCCCGCCGCGGGTCAGGGCGGGAGCTATCAAAGAGCAGCAACTAGGCCGGCGTTTGGGTTCGGCGGGCCCCCGAGGAGGATCAGATAATGGGAGGATCATCAAGAAACCAGCAGCAGTCAACCACTACCAACCCGCCGGGGTACGCGATGCCGTACCTGCAGCAGGGCCTGCATGAGGCCAGCGCGGACTACGGTAGGGGTGGACAGCAGCAGTTCCCTGGGAACCGCATCGTTCCCCTTAGTCAGCCAACGCAGGCGGCAATGACGGCCACCTACAACCGGGCAATGGGAGGGTCTCCCGTGACGGGCGCCGCGCAGAACCTGGCGACCAGCACCATGAGGGGCGACTTCCTTGGCGGGAATCCGTACCTGAACTCACAAATTAACCGCGCGATACAGCTCTCGCAGGGAGGGCTTGCGAGCGAATTCTCAGGTCTGGGACGAGACGTCGGCAAGATGACCTCCGGTCACTTCCCTGCCAGGGCAGAGCAGATCAAGAACATTACAAATGATTTCTTGTGGCGAAACTACGACGCCGAACGAGCGCGACAGCAGTCAATGATCAACCAGGCCATTCCGCTTGCCAATCAGGACTACTACGACATGGCGCAGCTAGGCAATGTCGGCGCGACCCTTGAGAGCCAGGCCCGTGACATTATCGAGGATCGGGCGCGTCGTTGGGATTGGGACCAGACGATGCACGACCGCAACCTGGATCAGTACCTGGTCAGGACGGGGCAGATCACCCCGCAACTAGGCGGTACGACGATCTCATCAGGCCCAGGCGGAAGTTCTGCGTTAGGCAATATTGGCGGATTCATGGCCGGCGCCGGCGGCCTCCTGGAGGCGATGAAAAAAACATAGGGGATTAATATGGGAATTCTTGATCAAGACATAGCGCAACAGCCGCCAGCCCAGATTGGGCCGCCCCCCTGGATGCAGCAGCAGCTAATGCCGGGCGAATGGGACTGGCTTAACAACGCGCAGGACGCCAACATCCAGGCAGCCGCACAAGCGGCAGCAGGTCCACCCGGACCGACGAAGCCCATCCTTCCGGCCCCGCCGGTGCCGAGGGCCCCAGCAAGGAGCGTGTTTGCGCCGAACAACCCGAGGACTGGGTGGCGGGGAGTTGTTGACCGGATCAATGACTCAGGGTTTGTGCAGGGCCTTGAGAGGGGTCTGAATAGTCCGCTTACCAGGATGGGCCTGGCGATGATGCAGCAATCATCCATCCCTGGGCAGACCTTTGCTGGCGGCCTCGGCCAGGCAGGGCTGCAGACGTTGCAGAACATGAGGGCTCAGAAGGACCGTGAGCTAAAGCGTCAGCTCATGCAGGCGCAGATATACGGTGCCTATGCCGGGGCGGGTGGCGATCCGAAGACCGAGTTCGGCAAGATCGCAAGAGACCTAGCCCTGAATCGTATCACCCAGGAGGAGGCCGACAAGCTCCGCGAGAAGATCAATGTGGGCAACGTCCAGGACCAGTTCAAGCTGGAGGCTGATCTCAGGAAGGAATACCGATCGGCGACGGGCGACATTGATGAGGCCTTGCTGGCGATCAGTCAATCCGAGAACCTGATTTACGAGAACAACCCGGTATCGGTCATGGCCGCTTTCGTGTCTATGATTAAGTCGATTGATAACTCGACGGTACGCGAGGGTGAGCTGCGGAACTTCGAGTCCGTGCGCGGTTACATGGGCAAGCTTGATAACCTGTACCAGAGAACCGTCGGCAGGGGGGTCTTCAGTGAGGACACCATGATCGATATCCGCAATACCATCCGGGCATTGAGGGAAAACCTCGAGGCCGCTAAGGGCGAGCTGAGTACGTCCTTCAGGTCCACAGCAGAGGCCTATAAGCTCGACCCATCCAGGGTCGTGACCGGCTATATCCCGTCGAGCCCGCTGGGCCCCAGGGAGACGCCAGGCGTGTTGCCTCCAGGGTCGGACCGCACAACCACGTCACCAGTCGTAGTGACCTCAGGTAATGGGGAAGGGGGCAACATAAAGGTTGAGCTTGTCCAACTGTCAAACGGGAACTGGGCTCTGCGAGAGGTGCCGGAATAATGCCGCAAGAAGCACCAAGCCCACTGGTAGAGTTGGACAGGCCTGACCCGGAGCAACCCTTTCCGGGGAGTGGTTTTGATGTTCTGCCTGACGATCAGGGGGATATCCCCGCCGAGACGTTCACGTACATTGCGACCATGCCGAACGGCAAGCAGATGCAAATTACCGCCCGTTCAGTTGAGCATGCCAATCAGCTCCTTAATAGGATGATGAGTGACTCGTTGATGAACGACAGTCAGCTCGCGCGAGAGCTACGGGCGCCCACCAAGACGTCCGGTATGGTCCGTGCCGGCGCCCAGGGGCTGACGTTTGGATTCGCTGATGAGCTCGAGGCTATGGCCCGTGCCGGCTATCCGTACACCCTCGGCGAGACGGGCTACACTAGGAACGAACGCTACTATGATGTCATGGAAGACCTCCGCCGGCAGCGAGAGGATTTCCGGGCGGTACACCCCTGGCTCTCGTATGGCTCAGAGATGGCCGGCGCGATCGGGTCGGCTGCGGGACTACTGAAGACCGCCGGTACTGTCGCTCCTGGGGCTGTGCAGTCCTTCCAGGGGCAGCGAACTGGCGTACAGCTTGCGGAACTCGGCCTCGCCGAGGGTGCCTTGTATGGTGCTGGCACCGCGGAGCCCGGCCAGAGAATGTCCGGTGGCCTGCAGGGGGGCGCGTTCGGCGCTGCAATGGCGCCGGCTATGGGTCTTGGTCTAGCCGCCGGGGCGGCAGGGGTCCGCAACACCTTCCAGTACCTGGCTGACCGGATCATGGGTACCGACCGCAATACGGCCATGATGATGGTTCAACGCGCTATGGACGCGGACAACATTACCCCTAACGAGGCCAGGCAGCTCCTGAAGCGGTACCAGGAGTACTCTGATGAGGCCATGCCGATAGACGTCGGAGGGGCGAACGTCAGGGACCTGGGCCGTTACGCGGTCAGGTCGCCAGGTCCAGGGCGAGCGCGGGCGCTAGAGACTACCAGTGTCCGACTGCGGGGGTCGAACCGCCGAACCTCAATGTCGGCCCAGAGGGCGCTCCAGGGGGAGGTCTCCGGGCGCTCATTGGAAGATATTCAAAAGGCCGCCATCAGAAAGGCGGCCCCGTTCTACAGGAAGGCCTACGAGACTGGCCTGGGCTTCGACCCAGAATTTAGAGCCTTCCTGAATAGCCCCGCGATGAAACCATACGTCCGCACCGCGTCGGACAGGATTGCCACCGCGAGCCTTATGAAGGACTTCACGGAGGAGGTCGCCGGCGGCCACGTTGAGTACATCAACTATGTCCTGGGGGACCTGCAGGCAGCTATCGCCAGGGCGGTCAGGAACGAGGACGCTGACGCCGTTAGGTTTTTGACGCAGGCGAAAGGGAAAATAGAGGCCTACGTGTACCCCAGGGTGCCGGCGTTCCAGAGGGCCAGGCAAATCTACGCTGATGAGAGGACCCTTGGCGATGCATACAACCTTGGGGTGGGCCTGTTCAAGGGCCAGGGCAAGGACCCTGAGATGATCCGTCCGCTGTTAGAGGCGATGGATGAGTCGTCACTTCAGTCGTTCCGTTTCGGGGCTCTAAAGTCAATCCAGGACGCGGTCGAGACAGTGAAATCCAACTCAGGAGCGGGCATAGGCAAGTTCGGTGAGAACGCCTCTATTCGGGTGCAAGAGCTCTTGCGGGAGCTTTTCCCGGACGAGGCAACCCTTAGCCGGTTTATTGACGACATTGAAATCGAGGAGGCTTTCCGCTCAACAGGTCAGAGCATACAGCAGGGGCGGGTTCCGACAGGCTACTCTGGAGACCCGCACACGTTTGGTCGTCAGGCGACCTCCGCCCTCGACCAGACCATGACCTCCGACAGGTGGTACCGCAAGCTGTACAGGTTCTTTCGCAACAATGTTGACAACGAGGCTCCGCCCGAGGTCCTGGATGAGGTTATTAATATCCTGATGGACCCGAACATCATCGCCAAGGGAGGTTTTAATTACCAGAACTACCAGATTCCAATTATGAAAAAGTTGCCCTTCTCGGCGGCCACAGCCAGCGCCGCGGCGCCGATCGCTGGTGGGGCGGCCAATAACGAGTACATCAATAGCTACCTTCCAGGCCTTCAGGGTCTCCAGCAGCTCGGCCTGCTGTCGGACTTTGACGGGGAGGCGGACAGGTAAGTGCCGCAAATACGTGAGCTCCTGAGGGGGTCTCTTCTGAGCCCAAATAAGAACCCGGAAGAGGTCGAGATGTACATCGACCGACCCGAGGTTATTATCGAAGCGTTCGCTGACGGGGACACGACGCCGTCCGTCCTCTCAAGCGTGACGAGCGTCTTCAAGACTGCCAACACCAGCGCGACGACCATTACGACCTTTGACGACGGTCGCGTCGGCCAGGTTGTCGATATTATCGTCGGGGATTCAAACACGACGTTTGATTTCTCCGGGGGCGGGAACCTGGTTAATGGCAACGGAGCTGATGTCACGCCGTCCTCAGGCAATCAGATGAAGGCGATCTACGACGGAACGAACTGGTTCTGTATCGGCACCGGGGAGGTATCCGGTATTAATATCGTTGAGGACACAACCCCTCAGTTGGGCGGACAGCTAGACGTAAACGGTCAGTCTATTAAGTTCGATGACAACGAAGATATTATTTTCGGCACTGGGGATGATGTTCGGATCGACTGGAACGGCTACCACCTGATCATCGGTGGTGTGACCTCCTCTGGGTATATCCATGTGATCGAGCGTACGCTAAAGATGATGAACTCCGACGCGTCGATGGAGCTTGCGCTGGTTCACAACGGATCGAACGGATACGTCGGCACGGGCGTCAACAGCGGCCCGTTGCTTCTTGGGCATCAAGGGACCCCTACGGTCAAGACGCAGAGTCACTTGGCTTCTGGGAACACCTCTGGCGCGACCCTTATTAATCACGCCGCGGCGGATGTCGACATAGGGTTCAATTTGCTTCCGTCGTTTAATTTTAATGCGTCGGACACCCTTGAGGCCCGGCATTGCGGCGCCATCACCGGCAAGACGGACACAAGTTCGTATACCTTAACCGGGCCGACATCAAGTGACACGGACTTTCCGGTGGGCGGGGTGGCTACTGTTGCCAATTTTGGTTCATCGACCAATTACTCCCTCGCGGATACTGCGTCATGCACAATGTACATCTGCGACGGCTCGAGCGTGTCAGATATTTCCGGCAGTGCCGCACTGGCCCCTGGCGGGATGATAACTTTGTACAGGTACTCGACCTCTGCCATATATATAACCGGGTCCGGTGTCAGTTAGCGCGTTTCCGTACGGCGTGATTGCCGGCGCTGGAGCCTCCGGGGATGTGGTCACGCTCTCCGGTGAGACCGGAATCCAGGACACTGTGTCGGGCGGTGGCACCGCCAGGGCGGGGGTTAGGTTTAACTCTGACGGCACGATCGACAAGCGGGAGGCGTCAAGCTACACGCAGATTGACTCCAGCACCGACTGGATCATCCCGAATAGTTCAGCGCCCGATGATTACGAGATTCGCTGCGCGTCAATTACAGCCGGCGGCTGGACGGTGGCAGCCGCCTCCACCGGGACATGGGTGGCCCTGTCTTCCTCCAGGGAGTGGCGAGTCGAGGAGACGTCGGAAGACTCGTCCCAGACCTGTACCGCTGTATTTGAAATTCGTAAAGGGTCTGGTTCGGCAATAGACTCGGCAACGTATCAAGCGACGGCAACACTGTTGCCATAGGAGAAAAAGATGGATGTAGACCCAAGACTTGCACTGTTCCTGGTGGGAATATTTACGGCGATTGTTTTCGTCGGGTTCCGCCTCAAGGCGAACCACCCGGACAAGCGGATGATTGATTCTTTCAAAGAGCACATCTTCTGAGACGGGCGACAAAGTACATAGTCGTCCACTGTTCAGCGACCCCGCCGAGCTCCGACATCGGTGCCGACGAAATTGAAGACTGGCACACCAACAGGGGCTTCGATGAAATTGGCTACCATTCAGTTATCAGGCGTAGCGGGCGACTTGAGTTTGGACGTCATTTTGACGTACCCGGCGCACATGTCCGCGGGAAGAACTACCAGTCGGTAGGTGTTTGCCTGGTTGGCGGTGTCGACGAGGACGGGGAGCCTGAGGATAATTTTACGGAAGAGCAGATGTTTACCTTGGCGGTTCTTCTTGCGTCATTGAGAAGGGCGTACCCCCGCGCGGAGGTTGTCGGGCACCGGGACCTGTCTCCCGACCTGAACGGTGACGGGGTTATAACTTCAGAAGAGTGGCTGAAATATTGCCCCTGCTTCGATGTGAGGGAGTGGTTAAATGAACAGGCCGAGTAGCACCATCCAGGCGGCGGGCTTTGCCGGATTCCTGGCCGCAACGATCTTGCTATATATCAAGATCAGGTACCCAGAGATTTATGAGCAGATTCCAGCCAGCTACGAGCCGTACCTGATCGTCGGGATCAGCGTTATCGTCGGCTACTTCAAGAAAGAGAAAGTACTGCCGATCGACAGGGACAAGGTCTGATGTGGAGTTCAATTGCAAGCGGCATAGTGTCGTTTTTCTCGAAGCGTTCAGAGCGGAAGGACAGAATCAAAGAGGCAAAGGTTAATGCGGAAATCCAAAGGCTCGCCAACACCAGCGACCAATCAGGGTGGAAGGATGAGTACCTTGTGTTCTTGTGGTCCTTGCCGGCCATCATGGCATTTGTCCCGAAACTTCAACCATACGTTCGCGAGGGGTTCCTCATTCTTGAGTCGACAACGCCAGATTGGTACGTCATTGGATGGCTTGGAATTACTGGCGCAGTTTTTGGACTCAAGCGACTAATCGATTATCGAAAGCCGAACTGATGAGGGTGTGCTTTGCACTCAGGGGGCGTAAATGCCTGACCTGAAAGTGGGCGCGATTGTCCGCATCGAATTCCTCGATCACGCACAGAGTTCTGACGATGCGATGCTCTTTGAGTGCTTCGGGCGCCTTACTAATATTTCAAAAACTGCGTACCGCGTTCATCACTGGCGATATGTCAATGATGTTGACCGGGCGGCGGATAACAACGCGAGCGAGAACGAGGACTGTTTTGCCATCGTTAAAAAGGCGGTGTAAATCGCGAAATCCGAAGTTCTGCAATGTTGCGGGGCTGGACAAGTATTGCCGGACGGCAACCGAGCAGGAAATTATCGCGTCGGTCAAGAAGCACCAGACCGTCACCAAGGCTGCCGAGGTTCTCGGCTATTCGGGCGAGCGATATCTTTACGCGGTAGTCTCCAGGGTGCGAAAGCGAGCGGAGGTCGGTGACTTCGATCACGAGGGCATCGTCATCCCGGACGGCCACGAGATATCGGGTGTATCAAGCCTGGTGCGCCAGCCCACCGATGACGGCCAGGTGGTGCTGCAATGGGTCAAAACGAAGGCTGATGCGAAGCTCGCCGAACGGCTGCTCGATGAGGCGCGAGCCGCAATGGTCGAGGGGCTGGGCCGCGAGAAGGCCGTCAAGCCACCAAAGGCGCAGCCGGATGACCTGCTGAACCTTTACATTCTCACCGACTATCATCTCGGAATGTACGCATGGGATCAGGAGACGGGCGGTGAGTCCTGGTCGACTGAGAAGGCCGAGGAGGTGCTGATGCGCTGGCTCGGTTACGCCATCAAGACCGCACCAGCGGCTCGTACAGCGGTCCTGGGGCAGCTAGGTGACTTCCTACACTGGGATGGTGATATCTCTGGCCCCGTTACACCGCGAAACAAGCACGTTTTGGACGCTGACACGCGGTTTGCGAAGGTGGTCAGGGTGGCGATCCGGGTCACGCGCAAAATCATCCAGGCGTTACTCAAGAAGCACGAGAGCGTCCACATCATCATGGCAGAGGGCAATCACGACCCGGCTGCGAGCGTGTGGCTCAGAGAGATGTTCTACGCCTGGTACGCCGACGAGCCGCGAGTGACCGTTGACCGATCGCCTGCGCCTTATTACGCCTACGAGCATGGCGACACGAGCTTGTTTTTTCATCATGGGCATAAACGCCGCCCGAGCCAGCTCGACGACGTTTTTGTCGGCAGGTTCCGCGAGATGTTTGGGCGCACCAAGTTCAGCTATGGGCACGCAGGACACATGCACCATGATCTCGTAAAAGAGGGAAATTTAATGCGCGTGGAGCAGCATCGAACCCTGGCCGCATCTGACAGTTACTCGAGTGGCCTCGGATTCACTTCAGGCCGATCCGCGCCGGTCATCACCTACTCGAAAAAGTACGGCGAGGTTGGTCGATTGCAGGTCACCCCGGAGATGCTTGCTTGAGTGCGCGCGATAGCCAGGTTGCTGGTGATCACTACGTCAATATGCCGATTCAGCCGGCGGAGTATTGCGAGGCCAATGGGCTTTCCTATTGCGAGTCTATGGTCGTTCGATACATCAGTCGCTGGCGAGACAAGAACGGGGTCGAGGACCTTAAAAAGGCGATCCACGTAATTGAACTATTGATTGAAATGGAGGCTGAAACTTATGCCGACGTTTACGCAGGAAAAAACGCAGTTTGAAATAGCGTGTGAGAGGCGCATCCACGAGCTCGAGGCGGAGCTTTCAGAGCTCCAGTCGGATTGCGATGCAAAGGACAGCCTGATAGACGACCTTCGGGTCGAGCTTCACTCGAAGTCTGTGACCCTGAGTCGTGTTATCTCCGATCGGACCTATACACCTAGATAAATGCACAGCCGCGACCAAACTTGTAACATGAAAGCAGGGAGGGACCGCCGGGATCGGTCGGGCGGAATGCTTAGTCGGCGCAATACGGGGCCTAAGGAACAGATGGACACAGACAGTTTTCTGGTAAGAGTTTTGGAGTGGGCATGGGTGGCCGTCTTTGCGGTTATCTCAACCCTTTACCGGAAGGTGGTCGGCCTGGAAACCCAGCAAAAACTACTCGAGCAGAACCAGGACAACTACGAACGACGGCGCCAGGAGGACCGGGAGGTAAGGGCGGAGCATAAGGAGGCGGTGATGGAAAAGATCGACCTTCACCACAAGGTCATTCTTGAGCGCGTCACGCGCGTCGAGACGCTAATCAAGAACGGGCACTAGGCAGAATCTGCTTATGTCGTGCTTGACTATGCCCCTCAGGTTGTAGTCCTCAATTGTAAACTGGCAGTCTGGATCGTTCCGACAGTCCTCCAGGGCCCAGAATAGTTGCTTTGCGTTGTAGCATTTATCGGGCGCGTCCTGCTCGTCGAGCAGCGTGTCAATTATCGGCAAGGACACCATTAGTGCCGCCGCGACCAGAAGAAGAAACGCCATAAACTCCGTCAGCGTCTGGCCTTTCTCGGCTCTCCTGGCGCGATAAAATTGAAAAACATTTTCAGTCATAATCTTCTCCTTTATGCACCGCATCAATGCGCTGCCCAATCCATTTTTTCGCGTTGTCGGTCATTTCGACCTTGCACTCAGCACCCGCCAGGCTTTTGCTGCGGTTTGCGGCACGACTCCGTTCCCCAAGAGCCTAAGTCGGTCAGCCCGATTTTCACACCCATCAACCACTCGCAAAATTCCGGGTTCAGTTGCCCAGTACATTTCTCCCTGCCACCCTCCCTGTTTATCACTACCGTTGTAAGCGATTCTTGCGTTCCTTTTTTGTTCGTGTCGCGTCTCTGGTATCCCAGCCGTGCCTCGTGGGCTGACGGCGTCGGCCATAATAAACACCCGTTTTCTTTCGTGCGGCGCACCGACTTCTGCCGCGCTAAATATTCCCCATTCTGTGCGATAACCATCTTCCTCCAAGTCGGATATGACTGTCGACAGTCCAAGCGAAATGTGGCCGAAGACGTTTTCGAAGAAAACGCGAAAAGGTCTGACTGCTTGAATGATGTCCCTGATGTAAGGCCAGAGGTGCCTGGGATCATCTTTTCCTGCTCGCTTTCCGGCAGAGGAAAATGGCTGGCAGGGATATCCCCCAGTGATAACGCTAACTCTGTCTCGAAAGCATTCCACTGGGAGGGTTTTAAGATCCGTCCAAACAGGTGCGGGAGCCAACTGAGCCGTTTCCATCTTCGCAACCAGGTTGGCAATGGCGAAGGCTTCGATCTCCACATGAGTGATGACTCGATGTCTAAACCCAGCAAGCTCAAGTCCTCTCTCGATACCCCCATATCCTGTGCAAAGACTGAGTACAGTGGGTAGTTGTTTGGGATTATCCACATCAGATTTCCCCAACATAAAATTTGCTCATCCGCGTTTCTCCGTTATTTCGCCCGCGCGTTCGCCAGCAAAAACCTCAGGGTCCTGGCCCGCGTTGCTCGTCGAAAGGGGCAGTCCATGATCCACTTGTAGGCGTCTTTTCGCTTCGCCTCCAGCGTCTCGTTCTCTGCTCTCGTAGTAACCCTCACTGAACACCTCCCCACTTCTTTTTCAAAATAACCATATCGACCTTCTTCTCGGAGTACCGCTCCGCGTTGACGCAGGACTGATGATAGTAGGCGATCGAGAGCCCGTTCTGCCACTCAGCTCCTATCTCTCCAGTGCCGACGCCACACGCCATTGAGTAATCCTCGCCGGTATCCGGGATCACGACGTTCATCTCGTTAAAGTCATGGCCGGCGCCCAGCTCTATGTACGGCGAAGAGCCGCACCCGGAAAGGAGCAGCGCAAAGATCAGTATCAAGACGATACACGCGGCTGACAGTCTGGTAATTTTTCTCACATGCCGACCTTCTGCATCGCCTCGTAGATATGGACGACCTTCTTGACGTCTTTGATGTTGTACTCGGTCAGCGTGGCAAGGCAATCCGCCGTCCACCAGTCGAACACCATTGACCCGTCCTCCTCGCCCACCGGGAGCTCTCCCCCCAGGGCTGCGTACAGGTCGTCCTGCTTCACGTAGGGCTGTCGCCCCCCGTACTGGCCGCACCACTCCTTCATCGTGTCAATCGCGTCTGTGCCGCTGCGAGCGTCCTTCGGCAAGGCTATCGTTGGCTGTACGCGATTCACGACGCACCGCTGCCACAGAATACGCAGGTCGAAATCGATCACGTTGTGCCCGACGAACTGGTGGATGACGTCACGACCGCTAGATTCTGTCGCGGCGACCTTCGCGAAGTCTGCCAGGGAGACAAACAGAGACTCCAGGAGCCACTGCTCGCCAAGCATATCGTTGCGCGTGATCGCCACTGGCTGGTCGGCGTACCCGAGCGGCTGAAATGCGACCGACACAATCTCGCAGGTTAGCCCGTTCAGGGCGCGTCGACGATACTCCTCCTCGCGGTGTTCCTCGATGTACTTGTCGATCGACTCCTGCTTCTTGTAGTTCCCTGGAACCTTGACAACCGTGTCCTCGACCTTCCCGGACGGGATCGTCTCTATGTCTATTGCGATCTTCATTGCTCTTCCTCGTGTTGAAATAGGCGCCCCCATTCGCGGAACCGGAGGGGGCCAGCCAGCCATCTACAGACTTGCGCCTGACATCCGCTACCCTATTGCAGCCCTGAGGGTTCAGGCTGGAAGGGAATCGGCCCTTGCTGCTAATAACGTCGTTGCTAACTAATAACTAACGACGATTCTATATTTCTTTTCGCACCCTGATATCCGATGTTTGGTGTACCTTAATATCCGATTTTTTGTATGCTTGACTAATTACGCTCTCAAGGAAATCAGCATCAATTATCTTGCCTTTGTTGTGGGTGTCCTCCATGCCAGCAAGAAATCCGGCATGAAAGGCTGCCCTAATAGCGTCCTCAATGTATGACTTGTGATACATAAAATTAGGTAATGCTCAACCCTCATATCACGTAATCAATCTTTTATTAGATAAAACAATAAGTTACTGATTACTCGTATATAACGCTTACTATCAATTCCATTGGGGCCTAGGTATCACACATTCTCAATATGCAACGCACTCTTCGCACACAGTACCGCTCAAGTCTTTCTTTAGGTGCGCCTCGCGAATCCCCGTGAATTGTTCGTTATTCCAAATCTCCATCCAGTCATCATCATGAAGATTGCCAACCTGAAATCTCCCGTCTGCGTCAAAGCAGCACAGGGACACAATCCCGTCAGCGCGGACATGACCCTCAGTAAAAGCCGACCAGCAAGGCAAGGGGCTGACCAGGCCGCCTATTCGCCCCTGGTTTCCAGCGGTCGGCCTATACCCCAACTCCGCCTCTCGCTCGGTTGCTACCGATCCCATCGAATACAGCGGTAGCCAGTAGTGTTCATCAACAAAAGGCTCAACTCGCTCCTTGACAAGAGTCTCCATTCTCTCTTGCTGCTCTCCGTCATACTTGATTGATGACGCATATATCCTGGTCTTGTACTTGCACCTGTCTCGTATCTCACTCGTTCGCTTGAGATTAACAAGCGCTTGCTCATAGAGCTTCGCCTTAACCCCCATCACCTCTTCAAATTGCTCATCATCAGAGGCGTTAATTGAAAACTTGAGCGAATCCAGCCCCGCATTCATCAGGGCATGAATAACCCTCTCACCGCACAAAGAGCCATTCGTGGTCAGAAAGACATAGGGCATGGCCAAATCCCACTTCAGCCACTGAACCGCCTGAACGGCTAACTCGGGGGCCATGAGGCTCTCACCCAAGTAAAAAATACCTATTTCCTCAACACCCGCCTCATGCATTTGAGCGGTTATCTTCTTGAAGAAATCAATACCCATGTCCTCTGAAACCTTGGGCTGCTCATCTCGCATCCTCAAAGCACAGAAACCACACCGATAATTGCACCGCCCAGTCAATTCAATTTTGACCGACTTCGGGCAGGGGGGTTTAGCAGTTAAATATTCCGCAGGTATATGCGTAATATTGTCGATCTTGTCCGTAATAGTCACTCTAGCCCTCTCCTTGTGACGGCTCACAAAAAACACACCGGCTAATTCAACCAATGCATCACAATAAAGTCGGGGACCAGCCTGGGGAGGGGACAGGCCGCTCTTCCGAGTAAAGTCCCCTATGCCCTAAGGCAATTCCATCCTTGGAAATAATGTCATCCTGACACCCTCACGTTCACTTTCACATACTCCCCACCATGTAAGTTCTTACATACCCCCGTCGATACCGTTACCCGATCACCACCTTCTCCACCTACACAAATCAGGTCGATCCCATCGTTGTCTATCCGTGGGTCACTCAAATGCTCGTACTCAAGAAGCGGAGCGCACCCTGACACAATCAATGATGATGCAAGCAAAATCTTTCTCATCGCTCTGCGACAAAAATCCATCCACCCCCTCCTAAGCCCCCCGCTAAAGGTAATATTACTAATCGTGTTTTTCCGTCGAATCCGGGGGTAGCACCCCACCCCCCAACCCCAGCTTTCGACGGATAACCGGCCCTTTTAAATCAAGGACTTGCGACCACGCCTCGGCCTCTTCCTCGGTTGGGTCATATCCAGCCAATTCCCAGTCATCCGCAGTGTCATCGTGACCAAGATCTTTGGTCATCCAAAGTCGCCCCTGCCCCATCCACATACCAGCCTTAACCATGCTGTCATGCCCCAAACAGCCCCGCCTTCCATAGTGCAAGTCCAGGGCCAGAGCCGTACCAAAACGCTCCCTGCATTTATTACAAATCCTCGCCATCACCCCTCCTGGTTGACGTATTTATTGTTTTTTTGTTGTGGGCGGGTGTTCGTATGCACCTACACCCGATAATGGGAAAGCATGCTTTTCGGGTTTTACTGTACGTATATACAGTTATGCGTATAATCGCTATTAAGTTAAAAACCGCATAGGTATAAGGTTTTTAGAGCCTAAATCACCCAAATTTGCGTTGGAATGCTCTAATTAGTGGCTAAATGAGAATTATTATCAATTGGTTGACAAAATCCGGGGTCTGTTTTCGCTGGCTCGGCGGGCCATTGCGTACAATCACATTCAATCACTAACTATCACACCCAATCACGCCCCACCCTAATCCATCCAGGGCGAGTACACGGCTCTCTAATCGATCTAACATCTGTCCCCTATACCTAAAGGTTGGTTACTACATGCTGGCTTGCTTAGGGCTGTGTATTGGCTGATGGGATGACTCCCCTTCGCGGATTTTCGCCCGATGAATCCGAATACCACTAAAAATAATTTTAAGTCACTGATTCTTAGCGAATTATATATTTGCATACTATATTACTTAAACGGATAATCTCTGCGACATCAACACGCGGAGATATCAGTGTACAAAGTAATCGACATCCGAACGAACAGGGTAGTTCATATCTGCCACAGTCACGCTCAGGCGTGGCTGATCATAGTAAAATCGCCCTGGCTGGCTTTGCAGTCCTACTGATCAATAACTACCTCATCGCGGTGGATATTGAGAATAATTCTCGGCCCCTTTTCTACAGTTTCTCCGAACTGCTCTTTAGTCTCAGGCGCTCTACTCAGTAAGAACTGAGCGGCCTTCCAATCCTTGGCGGTTGCAATCTTACGGTGCTGCCCGATTAAAAACGCCTCACGCGCTGCGGACATTTCCACCGAAAGTTCTGGTGTGTCGGCTACCCAGTTGTATAGCGTTTGGTCATTGATACCTACTGCTCGACATGCGGACGCTTTCTTGCCGGTTAGGGCGTACACATTAATCAATTCGGCAATATTGGCCTCACTTCTAAGCCCCAATGCACTGCCGGGCTTGGGTTCAGGTACGGGCAGTTCCTTGTCAACCTCACACTTGAGCCAACCATCCTTTTTAGCTCGCTTATGTACTGCTTGCCTACTTACTCCAACGATCGTCGCTATATCGTCATAAGTACAGCCAGGGCGGGTTTCATACTTCAGCCTACCCTTCTCCCACTCTGCTTCTGTAGCCACTATCCCGGCATGTCCACTTCAAACTTAAATGTGGAGCTAATCAGGCGTTTAGATCCGCCGAAATCAGCCTGTATCCACCCTTTCCAGGTTCCTGCTGCGGCCCCGGCGGATGTTGACCCTGAAAAGTCACCCGCATTTATGATGTACTCAAGCGTCTTGTTCGCTGAGAATACCCCACAAGCGGAGGTTGTGACGTTACTCGCCAGCACACTCACTGAGGCAGAATTTATAAAGTGTATCCCGCCACTGGGCGCTGAGAAATGAATCTGAATGCCCGTCGCGCTGGACATATCGAATCCCGTCTGTAAGAAGATGGTCTTGCCGTATTCTCCGACCCATAAATCGGCCATATTTACAGTCCTTGTACTGTCACCGATTTCGTTATCGGCGCATCCTTAATCC